GGTGTAGCGCTGCGCGGCTTTTTTCTAGTCTGCAAAAACCTCGGATTTCTCCAATGGCTAACTCACAGAGCAGCGCCCCCTTACGATGGGCCATCAACAAGGCAGCGTCGGAGTTCGGGATCGACCGCCGGACGCTTGAGCGGAGGCTGGCGGAGGCGAGCGTGTCGCCCGGACGGGACCGGAAGTACTCGACCGGGCAGATTTGCGCCGCGGTGTTTGGGGACCTGGACTCTGCGAAGCTGAGGCGGGCCAACGCAGAGGCGGACCTGGCGGAGATGGACCGCAACGAGCGCGCCAAAAAACTCATCAGCGCGGACATCGTGCAGTCGGTGTGGACCGATGCGCTCTCGCAGATGCGAGCAATCGTGATGGCCGCGGACCTCCCGAAACTCACGAGGACGCAACTCATCAAACAACTGAAGGAGATCCCGCTGAGTGAATACAAGGAGCCAGCAACACAGGACAGCGACGACGATCTTTCGCCAATCCGCTGAGCAGTCGCTGACTGTCCCGGAACCGCTGCATGTGTGGGCGTGGGCGGAGCGGCGGCGCGTGATGCCGAAGGGTGTCACGGCAAAGGCCGGGCCGTACTCTATCGACGTGACGCCGTACGCGCGCGAGCCGCAGGAATCATTTCTCGATCCGGACGTGCAGACAACCGTGCTGTGCTGGGCGAGCCGTACCGGGAAGACGGAAACCGAGATGAACCTGACCGGGTACACGATTGACCACGACCCGTGCAACATGCTCTGGGTGTACCCAACGCTGGACTCGGCAAAGAAGTGGTCGAAGGAATTCTTCACGCCGATGATTCGCGCGTCGGCATGTTTCCGCGGCAAGGTGCGCGACCCGAAGTCGCGCGACTCGGACAACACGATCCTGAGCAAAGCGTTCCCGGGCGGGCGCGTCGCAGCCATCGGCGCGAACTCGCCGAGCGGCTTCCGGCAGATCCAGGCGCCGCGGGTGATATGCGAGGAGGTCGACGCGATGGATGCGAGCGAGGAGGGAGATCCCGTGATGCTCGCGTTCAAGCGCGCGGACAACTACGCGGACAGCGTGCAGGTGGTAAGCTCCACGCCGACCATCACGGGACGGTCGCGGATCTGGTCCTGGCTGGAGCGGTCGGACTTCCGGAAGTGGTACTGCCCGTGCCCAGCGTGCGAGGCGCGGCAGGTCTGGCAGTGGTCGCACGTGAAGTGGGAGGAGGACGATCCGAAGACGGCGCGGCTGGTGTGCGAGAAATGCGGGCACGAACTGACGGAGCGGGAGCGGGTGGACAGCATCACTGCCGGCGAGTGGCGCGCGACGCAGCCGTTCGGCGGAATCCGCGGGTACTGGTTGAACGGGCTCAACTCACTGTTTGCAGCAAAGAAGGGATACGTGTCCAAGCTGCATCAGTACGTGGAAGAGTTTCTGACCGCGAAGAAGGAGGGCGCGCACGGGCTGCGGACGTGGACGAACACATTCCTCGCCGAGACGTTCGAGGAAACCGCGGAGCTTGCCGCGGTGCCGGAGTCGCTTCAAAGCGGCGCCGAGCAGTACGAACCAGACGCGCTACCGGAGGGCGTGCTTCTCTGCGTCGCCGGGTGCGACGTGCAGAAGGATCGACTGGAGTGCGTGGTTGTCGGATACGGGCGCGACGAGGAAGCATGGCACGTGGTCAAGAGAGTGTTCGACGGCGACACGGAGCAGGACGAGGTATGGGCGGCGCTGGACGCCTTCCTCGGGTCCACGTTCACACGGGCGGACGGCGTGCCACTCCGGATCGAACGCGCGTTCATCGACATGCAGTTCCGGACGCAGCGGGTGCTGACGTTCTGCGCGCCGCGCATCGGACGCGGCATCTACCCGTGCCGCGGCGTCAATCGCGTCGGCGTGCAGATCCCGCCACTACTGCCGGCGAAGCCATCGCGAAACAACAAGGCGAGGCTGCCGCACTGGAACATTGGCGTGACGGTCGCGAAATCCGCGCTGTTTGACCGGCTTGCGTTGCCGGTGCCGGGCCCGCGGACGATGCACTTCCCGCAGGGACACGGCTTCGACCTCGACCATTTCCGCCAACTGACCGCGGAGAAGCGAAAGACCCGCTACCAGTACGGGCAGGCCTACGCGATTTTCGAGAAGGTGACGTCATCGGCGCGCAACGAGGCTCTCGACATCGCGGTGTACGCACTGGCCGCGCTCTACTCGCTGATGCCGATCAACTGGGAGAAGCTCGCGGCAAATCGGATGGCGAGCATCCCGGCGCCGGAGCCGGCCGAAGACGCGGCAGTAGACACGCCGGCAGAACTACAGACGCAGCCACCGCCGGCGCCGGAAAAGCCGGTCCCGGCCGCGTTTCGCCCGCGCGGACGGTCTTGGGCAACCTCATGGTGACCGTGGTTTGACACGCCCGCCGGAGGTAAATGGCCGGCAGTGCAACATCGTCGAAAGTTCTCACGGGGATTTACGCAGGCTTCACGCGGGCGGAAATGCTCGCCGAGTGGGCGCGGTACAAAGCGCAGTTGCAGCAGTCGGGCAGCCGACTGACCGGCGCCACGCTCAACGGCCAGCAGTACCAGTTCGGGCCGCGCGGCGACATGTCGCTTACGGAGTGGAGTCGGCAATTGCGCTCGGCGCTGGCGCAGGTCGATCCGGACTGGCTGGCTCCGTCGTCGTCAATTGCTGTCCGGTTCTCCGCCGAATGAAAAAGATCATTGAGTTCGCTAAAAACACACTCCTGTCGGTGGTAACAAACCTTGGAAAGGTGACGCCGCAATTCTGGTTTTTCGCACTCGGCATCGTATTGGCCTCAATTGGAGCTGAACGAATCCACTCTGGCGCTGGACTGCTACTCGGCGGTTTGCTGCTCGTCTGGGACACCACCCGCAGTGACGTTATTCCGCCCCGCAAATGAGCATCATCGGCCGGACCTTTACTAATTCCGCGCAGCGCCGCGGCTACGATGCGGTCAAGGGCGGGCGGCTTTACGCGGACTGGTTCGCGCACTCGACGAGCAGCGACAACGAGATTCGCAATTCGCTGCGCAAGCTGATCGACCGCTCGCGTGACCTCGAGCGGAACAACGACTATCAGCGCGGGTTCCTGTTCGCGTGCGACCGCAACATCCTAGGCGCGGTCAAGAACGATCTGAGGATGGACGCCGGGGAGTACGTGTACCCCAAGGGCAAGCCGCCTGTCTGGACCAAGGACCGGCCGGCGAATGCGCAGATCGAGCAGGCGTGGCTTGAGTGGGGCAAGCGCGGGACGTGCACGGTGTGCGGGCGGTACTCCTGGCGCGACGTGAAGCGGCTTGCCGTGCGCGCCGTGCCGCGGGACGGCAACGTGCTTATCCGGAAAGTCACGACGAACGCGAACCGGTTCGGTTTTGCGCTGCAACTGTGGGAGGTGGACCACCTCGATCTGGACAAGTTCGCGGCACTGAGCGACGGCGGACAGATCCGCTTCGGAATCGAGTTCGATCCGATGGGCCGTCCGCGAGCGTACTGGCTGAAGGGCGCGCACCCTGGCGACCTGTTCAACGGCGCGATCACGCGCGACGGGCTCGTTGCCGTGCGTGTGCCTGCGAGCGAGGTTTACCACCTCTACATGCCGGAGCGCCCGGAGCAGTCGGTCGGCGTGCCGTGGGTTGTATCAGCAATCACGCGACTGCGGCAGCTCGGCGCGTTCGAGGAGGCGGCGACGATTGCCGCGCGGCTCGGCGCATCGAAGGCCGGCTTCTTCAAGAAGACGAACGCCGCCGGCGAATACACCGGAAACGGCACCGACGCGGACGGCGTGCCGCAGATGGACGTGCAGCCTGGCTCGTTTGAGGCGCTTCCGGAGGGGTGGGACGTTGCGACGTGGTCGCCGGATTACCCAAACATCACGACGGGCGATTTCCGCAAGGCGATGCTGCGCGGCGTGGCGACCTCTGTCGGGATGAGCTACACCACGCTCGGCAACGATCTCGAGTCGGTCAACTTTTCGTCTGCGCGCGTCGGGCTTTTCGAGGAGCGCGAAGGATGGAAGACGCTGCAACTGTGGTTCAGCGAAGGGCTCTGGGAGCCTATATTTGCGGACTGGCTACTGTCGGCGATGATGACCGGAGCTGTCACGCTGCCGGTCGGCAAGTTCGCGAAGTTCAACCGTCCGCTGTTCAAGTCGCGCCGCTGGCCGTTCATCGATCCGGCGAAGGAAATCGACGCAGCAAAGGCGGCGATTGCGTTGCGCGTGTCGTCCCGCTCGCAGGTCATCGAGGAAGCCGGCGGCGACCGTGACGACGTGTTTCTGGACAACCTCGCGGATGAGGAGTACGCGGGCGAAATTGGACTGTCGCTCGCGCCGCCGGACACGCAGCCCGAGCACATCACGACTGAAAGCACGGCGATCCAAAAGGGAGGCACAGAGAAGCCTGCGTCAGCGCCGCCCGATGGCGAGGATGACCGTGCGCGTGAGGCGATGGAAAAGCGACTGGCCGCGCTTGAGTCGCGGGCGCCGAGCATCACGGTCAACGCGCACCTGCCTGCGCAACCGGAGCCGCAGGTTGTCGCGATGCCTGCGCCGATTACCGGTGAGAAGCAGATCGAGATCGTGCGCGACCCGGTGACGCAGCGAGCCACCCACCTGAAACAGACCGTCACGCAGACGACGCTCTCGAAGATTGAGCGCACGCCCGACGGCAAACCGTCCGCCCTGACTCCCGCGAAATGAAAACATCCTCCGCCGCCCGCGACGAAATGCTCGACGTGCTGTGCGCGCTCGCCGACAACGGCTATTTGCGCATCTACTCCGGTTCGCAGCCGGCATCGCCGGAAGATGCAGCGAGCGGCACGTTGCTCGCAGAACTGAGGTTCGGAGCGACGGCGTTTGCCGCTGCCTCGGGCGGTGTCGCCGTGGCCAACGCGATCACGGCAGAGGACAGCGCGCCAGATGGCGGCACCGCTGGATGGTTCCGGGTGCTGGCGAGCGACGGCACGACGGCGCTGTGGGACGGCACGGTCGGCACGTCTGGCGCAGACCTGAACGCGAGTTCCGTTGCTGTGGTGGCCGGGGACGAAGTGACCGCATCCGGCTTCACGGTCCGACTCCCGCAGTAACATGGCCGACGCACTCAAGGCATTCGCGATCTCAACGGTTGCCACGGCGCCGAGCCCGGCCGCGAGCGGCACGTCGCTGGTTGTCGCCGCGGGGCACGGCGCGCGGTTTCCGGCGACGCCGTTCAACGCCACGGTCTGCCCGGCGGCGGCGACGCCGGACCCGACAAACGCGGAGATCGTGCGGGTCACGAACATCTCGACCGACACGCTCACGATTGAGCGCGAGCAGGAAGGCACGTCGGCGCGGACGATTGGCACCGGCGATTTGATTTTCCAGGGCGTGACGCCAAAGATGATCGAAGATCCGCGGGCGCCAGCGAATCACGACCACGCGTCCAACAAACTCGCGCAGTCGAACACGCACGAGTCACCGGACACGGACACGGCACCCACGGCGCTGCACCACACGCTCGGCACCGGCGCGAATCAGGCGGCGGCTGGCAATCACAACCACAGCGGCGTGTACGAGCCCGTGCAAACCGCCGCGAGTCAGGCCGAGATGGAGGCCGGCACGGAAACGGCGCTACGCAGTATGACCCCGCAGCGGGTGGCGCAGGCGATTGCGGCGTTGGCTGGTGGAGGCGGAGGAAGCCAATCGATCAACGACCTCCGCCTGACCACCGAAAGCGGAGTGCCTGCATCAACTACGGACCGCACCGCACA